TTGAATATATCAATAATAAATCTGGTAAACCAAAAATAAAACAAAAATGTTTAAATGAGTTAGCCAGACGCAAAATTAAAGTTCAATGGGTTAAACCAGAAGAATAATCTAGTCAAACTTTATTATGAATTTAAATGACCTAACAATTGACAAATACATTAAAATAGTATATAATAACTTTTTATCATAGGAGAATTATGAAATGGGACGAATACAGGACCGAGGTCACGACGGTGGAAACATTTGGCGATGGCAAACAATTGAAAAATATGTTCGAAAGAATGGGTGGACAAAAGGAGCTGAACTTGGAGTTTGGCTTGGTGAAACATTTAAGCACTTGGTTAAAACTTGCCACAATCTTCATCTTATTGGTGTTGATTTATACGAAGCTCAACCAGGTTACGACGGACCCGAACAATGGACTCGAGGAGAAAATGGCCATGCTTGGGACCACGAGACTTACTATCAAGACCTCTTAAGATTCTGCCAAGCATATCCAGGCAGAGCAGAAATAATTAAAGATTACACAACTGAAGCAGCAAAAACAGTAGATGACGAAAGTTTAGATTTTGTCTTTATTGATGCTGACCACAGTTATAAAGGTGTTATGAGAGATGTAGAAGCTTGGGCACCAAAAGTAAGAAAGGGTGGTATGATTATCGGCCACGACATTCATTTTCCAACAGTAAAACAAGCTGTGGAAGAGTTATATGGAGAAGGTAATTATATTGTAGAAGATGATTTTTTATGGTTAGTTGAGAAAACTTAATGAAAAGAACAACAGTGATTAATTTTTATGGCGGACCATGTTCTGGTAAATCCACAGCAGCGGCCGGTTTGTTTTATAAAATGAAACTCCTCGATTATAGCGTAGAGCTTACAGATGAGTTCGCAAAGGAATGTGTATGGGAAGGTAATGTCCCAATGTTGAAAGACCAACTGTGGATTATTGCACACCAACATAGAAAAATTTTAAGATTAGCAGAAAAGGTAGATTATATTATTACAGACTCTCCAGTTTTGCTAAGTCCTATCTATCGTACTAAATATGGTGACCCATTGTATTCAGATGTTATTGACACCCTTGCATTAGAGTGTTATAATATGTACAACAATGTTAACTTCATGTTAAGTCGTCCTCGAGAAAATTTCCAAGAAGATGGTAGAGCTCAAGACGAAGCTCAAAGTGTTCAGATTGATTTGGATATTTTAGCACAGTTTAACAGACTTAATATTCCTTATACACAAATTGAAGGCCCAGATAATGCTACTGTAGCTTATCACAACTTGGTGAAATTACATGCACATTGAAGTAGATAAAATCTATCAAAAAGAACTCAAACGACAGCAGACAACGATTGAACTTATTGCATCTGAAAATTTTGCATCAGATGCTGTAATGAAATTATGTGGTTCTGAATTTACAAACAAATATGCTGAAGGTTATCCTGGTCGTCGTTACTATAATGGTTGCGAACACATGGATGAGATTGAAACATTAGCAATTCAAAAATTAAAAGACATTTACGATTGTAAATATGCAAATGTACAACCTCATAGTGGAGCAAATGCAAACCTAGCTGTATTCCACGCATTATTAGAACCAGGCTCTCGTATACTTGGAATGGATTTAGCATCTGGTGGTCATTTATCTCATGGTGCACCAGTTAATATTTCGGGTAAAAATTATAAAACTGAACATTATGGTGTTGACCAATATGGATATATTGACTACGATGAAGTTCGTAATAAAGCACTAGAGTTTAGACCACAATTAATTATTGCAGGTGCATCTGCATATCCTCGTCAAATTGATTGGAAAAAGTTTAGAGAGATTGCTGATGAAGTTCGAGCACTATTATTGGTTGATATGGCTCACTATTCAGGCCTGATCGCTGGTGGTGCTTATGATAATCCTGTGCCTTATGCAGATGTTGTTACTTCAACAACCCATAAAACATTACGAGGTCCTCGTGGCGGAATTATTTTGTGGAATAACGATAAATATACTAAACTGATTAATTCAGCTGTATTCCCAGGAACACAAGGTGGACCATTGATGAATATTATTGCAGCAAAGGCTCAATCATTTATCGAAGCAGATACAAAAGAATTTTTTGATTATGCTGAACAAGTAATTAAAAATGCAAAAGCAATGTGTGAAGTATTTAATGATAGTGATGTACTGAAGGTACAAACAGGTGGAACAGACTCACATATTATATTGCTTGATTTAACAGATTGTAAATATAGTGGTAGAGATGCAGCAGATATACTTGAAGAAAATGGTATTACAGTAAACAAGAATGGAATACCAAATGACCCAAGAAGTTTTATGGAAACAAGTGGTATCCGATTGGGTACCGCAGCAGAAACAACAAGAGGCCATGATGAAAAATGGTTTAGAATATTAGCTAATAGGATAACGGAGTTACTAACGTAATGGAAATATCAGCAACATATCCAACAGTATATCCAAATTATTTTCCAAAGGTTGAATACGATACTCGTGTAATTAAAGCAACAGTTCGTATTAATGGAAATGAACAAATAGAAACAGTTTACACATACGATAAACACGGGAATTTGGTTTCCTCTGTATTAAATCCAAAAACGATTGCAGAAGTATGAGTGTAAATATTCCAAAAAAGATGTCCCATATTTGGATTGGACCAAAACCTGCTCCACTCAAATGGATGTATACATGGCGCGATAAACATCCAGACTGGGAATATAAAATATTCACAGACCAAATGTTAAGAAATCGTGCGTGGAGAAATCAAGCACTAATAGAAACATATTATAATGCAAGAGCTTGGTGTGGTGTATCTGATTTAATTAGATATGAATTATTATATGAACGTGGTGGATTTATTTGTGAAGCTGATATGATTTGTTTAGAAAATACAGACGAATTATGGAATTCACCAGATGACCATGCTTATACATGTTATGAAAACGAAAAGGGTAGACCTAATTATGTTCAGCCAATTTTTGGATGTAATCCTGAAAATCCTTTTGTTAAATTTATATTAGATGAATTAAGAAAACTTCGTCCTCAAGATTTACATAGACAACCACATAATTCTACAGGTAATGCTTTCTTAGCAAAACATATTCCAGCATGGAAAGATAAATTAACAATATGGCCATCACATTACTTTATACCACAATTTTATATTAATGGTTCACAAAGATATAATGGACCAGATAAAGTTTACGCAGACCATAAATGGGGCTCAACTGGTATGGGCTTTAATTGCGTAGATTATTCGCAGGGAGTATTATAGTGTACTTATCGCACAAACATAAATTTTTATTTTTAAGAACACCGAAGACTGCATCAAGTAGTTTGTCGGATTTCTTTATTCGTAACATACAAGACGACGAAGCAATTTATACTGAAGTAGAAGATAGTAATCTACCAGGAACATTAGACGAATCAATCGTAAGCAAATATCGACCTTATGCTTTTTATCACTTTACATTAAACCAATTAATTGATGAAGGTGTTATAACAAGAGAACAAGCATTAGAATATGATATTTTTGCTGTGTTGCGTAATCCAATTGATAGAGCTAAAAGCTTTTATTATTTCTATCGTAAATGGAAAGCTCATGGAACAGACGCATCAATAGAGCAATATCGCCAATGGACAAACAAAGGTATTTTTGAGGACCCTAATTCTGGTATTGTACAAACAGACCTTTTAAAATTAGGAAATAAACCTATTGGTCGTTTTTGGTTATACGAAGATTTAGAAAAAGAATTAAGTAATTTTATGTTTAATCGTAGATTGCGCATTGACCACGGTTTACCAAAACATAAAACAGATACTCGTAAAGTACGAACAGACGAGATTGAATTTGAACAACATGATATTAACGAACTAAAAGAAACTTTTGGTGCAGACTTTAAATTATACGAAGAACTTACAAAGTGAAAGCCTATATTCTCAGAATAAATACACAATTATCACATGATTACGCTAAGATATGTGCTGAAACATGTGATGCAATAGATTTAAAATGGGAATATTTTGATGGTTGGTACGATATAACAGGTCGTGCAGCTTGGTGTCAGACTGGCATTAAGATGAAATTTTATGAGCCACCTTTAATCGTTGATAACATGACACCAGCACAAAAAGCAAATGCTTGTTCAGCTGGACATGGAGCAATATGGAAAAAGATTGCAGAAGGTGACGACGAGGTTGGTATTGTATTAGAGCATGATGCTTTAATGTATTATAAACCAGATATTAAAGTACCAGATAACTATTTAATTGTTTTAGGTTATAAATTAGCTAACTATCATGACTATAGATTTTTAGACGCTAAAAACGAACCTAGAGAATTAATACCAATTGATGGTCACGAAGGTGCTCACGCATATATGATGACTAAAAGAACTGCGCAGAATTTGGTTTGGGAAATTGAAGAACGTGGTATTTTAGGTGCTGTTGACAATGCATATTTTATACGAGGACAACGTAGAACAAATATTCCGTTGTGTATTATGTCACCAACACCAGCAATAGGGTATTTGAGAGAGTCAACAATTTGGGCTCAATCTGCACATGTAAATTATGAATTTATCCCGTCATTTGCAAAATATTATAAATAAAACAGAGTAGATATACATTTTTTAAATTAGGGCTTACTTAAATGAGCAAAACATTCCAAGAATATTTGGCAGCTAAGGCGAAAGAAAAAGAACTTCAAGAAGTCGAAAAAGATGCCGATGGTAACATCGTAAATAAAGACGGCAAAATCTTGAAAAAAGCTCGTGGTAATAAAAAACCAGAGCCTGAAGCCGACGACCAAGAAACTGAGGTTGATACAAAACCAGAGACAGATGATGAGCCTGAAGCAGAACCTAAGCCAGAGAAAAAACCTGAGCCAAAATCTGATGAAGATGAAGGCGAAGAAGAAGAGCCAAAAGAAAAAGACCCTAAGAAAGATAAAGGCGATACTAAAGATATTAAAAGGTTTAATCCGAGTAAATACGTGAACGCAAAACCAGAAATTACAGAAAATTTAAACGAAGCAGCGTATGACACTGCTGTTATATCATTTGGGCGTATGAATCCCGTGACAGTAGGTCACGAAAAGCTCATCAATAAAGTTCTTACAACTGCAAGAAGTAGAAGGGCTACACCGTTTGTATATCTATCTCACTCTACAGACCCTAAGAAAAACCCTCTACCTTATGACCAAAAACTCATGTTCGCTCAGGCAGCCTTTGGTCGACGTCTTGTTGTAAAATCTCGAGCACGAACAATCATTGAAGTTGCTAAAGAATTACAAAAGACATTTAAAACTCTAATCC